TATGCGCGGTGAGATAGATGCGGTTGAGTCCATGCACCACGCGGAATTCAAATTCGACCACGCAGGTCGTCGGATCGGTCGTGGACGCCGTGACCGTCAGATTGTCATAGCCCTCGATGATCTCCTTGTCGATCCGATCCTCCAGCTCCACGATCACCTGATTGCGGATGGCGTTGCGCGTCAGGGCGCTGTTTTTCGCGCGCGTGAACTTGGCGCGCAGCGCCCTGCGGATGGACGGGATCACATCGTCCACAATAAGGATCGTCGTCAGCTCCCGGAAGGTCTTGTCGGCGGCGTCTCCGGTCTTGGTGCGGGTGGTGAGGCCGCGAATGACGCTGACCCTTCCGCCGACGCATTCCAGCGCCGTCACGCCCGCCGCGACCAGCGCGTCGTATTCCGTATCCTCGTAGCCTGCCGTTACCCCGGAGATGCCCTGCAAGACCTGCCCGTTGAGCGGCATCGCGGGATCCGACTGGTCGCACAGCACGCCCGCCAGCGCGGACGCCGCCATGCACCCGCCTGCCGCCGCCGTCTCTCCGGAGAGATAGACGTCCGGCGCCATCAGAACGACGCGCTCCGAGTTGAGCTTCGCCGCCCGTGCCGTCAGCTCCGCGACGGACGGGCTTGCCATGCCCGCAAGGCCGATGCACTCGCCGCGCTGGCCCGATGCCGCCTCGACCGCGTCGCGCAGCGCGATGTGTACCTTTTCCTGTGTGCTGCCGACGACGCAGAAGCTTGCGCGCTTCTCCGCAAGGAGCAGCGCCAGCGCCGCCTGATACGCCGCCTCCGTGTCCTCCGCCACCGGGCAGGCCAGAACGGTGCCCGCACCGTTCTGATACGCCAGCTTCAGCATTCTTCCCAGCTGGCTGCTCTCGCCGAACGTATCCCTGCCGGAGGCGTAGGACGTCACCGTATAGAGGCCGCTCTTGGCCTCGGAAACGCCCGCCAGCGCGATCACACGCTCCGTGCTGCCCGTCGCGGTCACGCTGGACGCGTCGTAATCCGAATAGACGCCCGGGCGCTCGTGATAAGTAATGCTCATTTCAGTACTCCCTTCAGAATGAAATCCGTAAATTCCGTCTCGTCCTCATTGGCCGCAGCGTAGAGGTACGCCCGGCTTTTCGCCGTCAGAGCGCATCGGAAGCAGTCGCTGAGCGCGTCGTAGGCGCACGGCCCCACCGTGAACGACCCGATCTGCACCGCGCCGAGCGGTGCGCCGAGCAGCGCCGCCACACGTTCCGCCTCCTCCATGCACGCCCTTCCGCCGAGGCTTCGCGGGCAGTAGACCTCCAAAACCGCCTCCGTTTCGAGCGTCTTTCCATAGAGCGCCCGCAGCGCGCCGTTTTTGTCCTCCTGCATTCCAAGATAGGCATACGGCCCATCCACGCTTTTCGCCTCTGCGATCCCGACCGCCGTCACCGGCTTTTCCAGATGCGGCATCAGCCCCTGCGGGAACGCCTTGACCGCCCGCAGTCCCGCCTGCTCCAGCGCGGCGATCAGCGCCTCGATCAGCAGCTCCACGGATCGTCACCTCCGTCCTTCTGCAAAAGTCCCCAGATGTATACCGGCTCTCCCGCCAGCACCATTTCCTCCGCCCGGCAGACCCGGTAGCGCACGCCGCGGCAGACGATCCGATCCGTATCCGTCAGCGGCCTGTCCGCCGGGCCGATGTAAAGATAGCGCCCCTGCGGAAGCTCGCCGAGCATCTGGATCGTCCGGCACATATTGTCCCAGCTCTTTGCCGTGACCGGTTGGAGAAATGCGCGGACGGCGCAGGTGCCGTCCGCGTTTTCGATCTCCGCCTCGTTTCCGTAGTCCGCAAGGATCTCCGCGATCATTTCCCTCATGACCTTACCCCCAGGAAGAAGCGGCCGCCCGTGCAGAACGGCCGCATCAGCAGCTCCGCCTGCGTCCGCAGCTCTGACGCGGAGCGGTTTTCCCCTCCGGACGTGACCGTCACCTCGCCCACCGTGAAGGACTTATACGGCGTCGCCGACCGCGCCGCGATATAGTGGCTTGCCGCCAGCATCGCCGCCGCGCAGAGAAAGCTTCCCCGGCATTCCTCGGGCCGGACGTCCTTCCGCAGGCTTGCCGAAAGCTCCGTTTCCGCCGCCGTGCAGAGCGTCCGCAGCGTCTCCCGGTCGCCATCGCCGGGGGAGGCAAATACCGCCGCGACCTTGTAGATCTCGTCGAGCATCGCCAATCAGATCACCAGAACCTTTGCTGCCTCCGGCATGATCTTGCCGAAGCCGGAGATGGAGGTGATGGCGGCGCGCTCCAGCTGACGGTCGATCAGCTTGTCGTATTCGACGCTGACCTCGCCCGCCTGTACCATTTCCAGCGCATAGCGGCGGTCAAGACCGATGATCGTGCCGTCCGTCACGCAGCCGCTGCGGACAAGCTCCGCGCCGAGCGGCGTGGCCAGCGCGCCGGTGCCCTGGAAGTTGAGTCCCGCCGCCGCGTCCTGAAGCTCGCTCAGACTCAGCAGCTTGACCATGGTGCCGCCGGGAACCAGCATGGTGTTGAGCGTGTACGGGTCAAACTGCGACCAGAATTCGACCAGCTGCGCATAGGTGAGCGTGCCCTTCGTACCGCTCATCGGCGACGTGCCGATCTTCAGCTTTTCCGCCGCGTTTGCGTTGCCGTCGCCGTTCACCAGCACGTCCACCGCGTCCTGCACGTGCATCTTCTGGATGTACGCGCCGATCTGGCGCAGTGTGACCGAGAACAGGTCGAGCTTCTGGAAGCGGATGGCCTCGTAGGACGCCACCAGCATTCTGCCGCGCTTGTGCAGCTGGACAAGATTGCTCTTGGTCTTGACCTCCGTTGCGGGGATGCTTGCGCCCTCGGCGACCTGCATCAGCTTCTTGTCCTCCTCGGACGGGACGGAATAGACGCTGCGGTAATCCATGGAGTCGATGGTCGTGGTCGTCGCGGTGATCTTCGGCAGGACGTTGTTTTCCTCCATGCCCTGACGGACAGCGCGCGCAATATACTCCGGGAACAGGACGCTCGATTCCATCGTGCGGAAGAATTTCTCCACCGGATCGGAATACGCGCCCTTGGCGCGGATGTCGAAGCGCTTAAGCTGACGCTGGAAAGCGTCGGTGCCCTCCAGTGCCGTGCCCTTGTAGCTTTCGCTGGGGTCGAGCTGCTCCAGCACCTGCGTGAAGGACTTGCCGCTCTCGCGGTACATGCCCTTTTCCAGCTTGATCGTATCAAAACCCATGATATTTCTCCTTTCTTCTCTTACAGGAACAGTCCCAGTGTTTTTGCCGCCGCGTCCACATGCACGATCAGGCAGCCTCTGCCGCCGCTCGTGACGCTCTTGACGCCGCCGTCGCCGTCGGCGCCCAGCGTCGCGTAGCCGACCGATGGGGCCGTCTCGTCGCTGAACGGGACCTCCGCATAGCCGCCCATCACGACGGCCGCGCAGCCGTCGCGGACCTCCGCGACCACGCCGCAGAAGGCTTCGCCCGCCGCGCAGCCGGAAACGGTGTCGTTGGCCGATACCTTGCATACCTGCCCCTTTGCCGCACCGCTTCCTGCGAGGAAGGTCACATACTTTTCACCGATCGCATCAAAACTGATTTTCATTTGTCTGCCTCCTTAGAAATTAAATGAGAAACGCGCTGTCGGTTTTCAGCGCGGTTTCCTTTACAGATGAAAGCTGCGTCTGCGGCGGATAGAGCTTCGCCGTTTTCTTTTCGAGCGCGCAGCCCGCCTGCTTGAGCTGTGCCGCCTCCAACGCCGCCGCCATTTCGCGCAGCACCGGTTCCTTCAGCCCCAGCTCCAGCAGCATCGCGGCCCTCACGAACCGCTCCTCCAGCTCCTTCCGGTATTCTCTTCCGAGCGCCGCCTCCTTTTTCAGCCTTTCCAGCTCCGCGGCGGGCATTTCGCCGCCTCCGCCGAGCCTTTTGAGCACGCCCGCCTGCTTCTGCGCCGGGACGGCCACAAAGGAGAATTCATACGCATCCTCCGGCTCACACAGCACTGCCACGCATGTCTGACCGCCATAGCTTTCGCCCTTCCGGTGTTCGCAGCTTCCGTAGTCCGCCCCGCAGATGGAGCAGATGCTCCGCCGCATCGCGCAGCCGACGGAGACCTCCTTCTTGATGCCCGCTTCGATCTCGCGGATGATCTCCTGCGTTTTCTCGCCGCGCAGGATGTAGGCCCACGCCTTGAGGAACGCACAGCCGTCCCCATATTCGACGCCCGCCTCAAAAATACGCGCGACCTGCTTCTCGCTCGACCATGCGTGATCGACAATGCCCGTCTTTCCGACAAACATCGGCGCAAGCGCCTTCAGCGCCTCCGTCGAGAAGCGCTCATGGTCGCGGTCGGGTTGGTCGTCGCAGAGCCGCACCGAGAACACATAGACCTCCTCCGCCTTAAGCGGCGACTTGGCCTGCCGGTTGATCTTTTCGAGCTGCTCCGCATCCGGCGTTCCCGCCGTCAGGACGCTTGCCTGCTTCTGGATCTTCATGCTTCTTCCTCCGTTTCCTTTCTGATTTTTTCCGCCTGTCTGCGATAAAGCTCCGCGTGCGCTTCCTCCACCAGATCCTGTAGAGAAATGTCGTCCCAGACGATCTCCGGCTCGCAGCCATAGCCCTCCAGCCGCAGCCACATCCGGCAGATGCGGTACAAAATCGGCTCCACGCACCGCCGGATGCTCCAAAGCTCCGAGGTCAGCAGATCTGCCTGCTGCTTGGACATACGCTCGGTCGAGGCCCAGCTCAGCCCCAGCATGAACGGCGGCAGGCCGGTCTTTGCCACCAGCTGCTCCAGTATCTGCCGCACCGGCACCTCGGAGTCGAGGATCTGCCCGTCCGCACCGATGACCTTGATCTCCACGTCGCCGACCGCCACAAAATCACGCACCGACCCGGAGCGCCCGTCCTGCATCGCTGCCGTCCATTCGCGCGCCATCTGCTCGGCTGCTGCCGCATGGTCGCCCCGATCCTCCTTTGGCCGGTAGACCACAGCGTAGCGCACATTGCCCGCCCGCTCCCAGTTCACGCCGACCGTCCGGTAAATTTTCATCAAAATCTCCGTCAAAAACGGCATCCCGCGCAGGAGCGACACGCCGTAGGGATTCCCCGGCTCCGGCTTCCATGTGGAAAACAGCAGCAGATTCTGATACGGCAGTGCGCGAAGCGCTCCGTTTTCGCAGACGCACAGCTCCATTTCCAGCGCGGACGCGCCCTGCCGGACATGGATCTTCGTCACATCGCCCCAGCAGACCGCCGCCAGACGGCCGTCCGCCACGATCATCTCGCCGACGGCCCGCCCATAGGTGAGCATACAGTCCAGATACGTCTGCAAAAAGCATTCCAGCCCATACTGCGCATGCCCCACCGGCACGGTTTTCAGAAACTGCCGCAGGCCCTTTTCCGCTGCTCTGTCGCCGCATGTCACCGTGAAGCCGCCCGTCAGCCGTACAAGCTTCCCGATGGCCGCGTCGAGAATGGGCACATTCTCGCGCATCGCCCGGTAGATCTCCGCCTCGCTCCCGCCGAGTGCCGCCGCACCCGTCAGCCCGAACGCCCCCGGCGCGCTCTCGCGCAGCTGTGTCGCCAGCCCCGCGCCGTTCTGTTCCTTTTTCTTCATTTCTTCACCTCATTTTCAATATCCCGTCCGCGCCACAGACCGCGCCGCAAAGCCGCCTCCGTCCGTGCCCAGCACGCCCGTCACGAAGTAGCGCATGTCGTCCATGGCGTGATCGTGTTCCTTTTTCACCCGGTCATGTCCCGCCTTCGTGTCCCAAACATAAAGCTCCATCTCCCGCAGGCAGTCGGTGCAGCGGTCGCAGATCACGATCTTCCCGCTCTTGAGTGCATCCGCCGTCCTGCGGATGCCCGCCAGAACGTCGTTGTCCGCCTTCCGGACGTTCCAGCCCTCCCGCCGGAGTACCTCCAGAAAGCTCGCCGCCGACGGATCGACGATCACCGCCTCGATCCGTCTCCGCCCGGCCAGCTCCCGCAGCGCCTGCGCGTATTCCGCGTCCGTCATCTGCCGTCCCTCGCGCCGGGAGTCGAAGTAAAACTCCTCTGTCCGGTACCACACGCCGCCTTTCCGGCCCCAAAGCCCGAATGACGCCGGATTGACCGTCCCGTAATCGCAGGAAATGTACCACTGCTCCCACGGCCCCTCCGGCACAGGCGGCGCCTTCGCCGTGTCGAAGAAGTCGTAAACGCGGCCCTCCGCCGCCGTCCACAGTCCGAGCACGAACCGCCGGTAGAACACACCGCTGTAAAGCCGCCGGTAGCGCCTTCGGATCTCCGGCGTCAGCGACGGATTGTCCTCCATCGTAAAATGCAGATGCAGGCATTTTTTCCGCCGCGCACCCTTGATCCATTCGCGGTAAAACCAGTGCTGCGGCCCCTCGGGATTGCAGTTGAACCACAGCCTGCTTCCCGCGACGGAGCATCGCGCGCAGGCCTGCTCGACGAAGGAGCGCGGCATCAACACCACCTCGTCCATCAAAATTCCCGCGAACGTGATGCCCTGGATCAGCCCCGCCGCGCTTTCGTCTCTGCCGCCGAACACATAAAAGCGGTTTTCGCGGCCCGCGAAGCGCACCCGCAGCAGATGTTCCGAATAGTGCTCCGTGACCTGCATCCCGAGCATTTCGAGCCACGGCGTCAACTCCTGCAAAACGTTCCGCCGCAGGCTTCCCATCGTCTTGCCGCACAGCCCGAACTGCCGCCCGTCAAAACGGCACATCGCCCACAGGAAAAAGCCCAGTCCCATGCTGAGCGTCTTTCCCGACCGCACCGCGCCGTCGCAGACGATCGCCTCGCAGTCTCTGTCCGGGCTGCGCGGCATCCACCACGTCATAGCCCGCAGCTGCTTGGGGGAAAACCCGTCAAGCTCCATCTTCCATGCCCTTCAGCAGCGCTTCGAGGAAGCGCTCCGCCCGCTCGTCGCCCTGATCCGCCATGCCCGCCAGCTGTTCGAGCACCTTGCTGCGGTCCATGAGCTTGATCTCGACGGAGCCCTTCTCGCTTTTTCGGATCTCCGTCAGCAGCGACAGATCGAGCGACGCGATATCCACATCCTCGCACAGCGCCAGCTTCACGCAGTCGTTGGCCTTTCCGAACGCCAGCTTCCGAAGCTCTCTTTTGATCCGTTCCATCTCAGACGATTTTTTCGCTCTGCCCTTGTTTTGTTCCGGCAAATTACCCCATCCCCTTTCAAACCGCCTTCACCCATACCCTCCGTCCCGCCGGAAGTTGCCTTTTTTCCGGCAACGCGGACGCAAAAGCCGCCGTTTGCGAAAAAAATCCCGCCGTCCGGCGGGAAAAATCGTCCGTACGCGGCCTCTTTTGCTTGACTTTCGCGGAATCGGTGCTATAATACAGGCCAAGTGAATAAGTATTCCGTTGATCGCATTCAGAACATTCGGACTGGATGCAGAAGGAATCTCTGGAGAACTCATTGAATTGGGTGCCGAAGGTGCAAGGCGAACGCCGAATCTCTCAGGCAAAAGGACAGAGTGCAGCATATTTTAACTGTACATGACAATGAGCGAACCAGCCGGTTCGCTCATTTTTTATTCAAGAAAGGAATCGCGCCATGAATATTCTTCAGCAGAACACAGCCTATCTCCACAGCTTCGACCCGGAGGTCGCCTCCATGATCGAGCGCGAATACGACCGTCAGAACCAGAACATCGAGCTGATCGCCTCGGAGAACATCGCCTCCGCCGCCGTCATCGCCGCCATGGGCTCCGTCCTGACCAACAAATACGCCGAGGGCTACCCCGGCAAGCGCTACTACGGCGGCTGCGTCTACGCCGACGAGCTGGAGGCGCTGGCCATCGAGCGCGCCAAGGCGCTTTTCGGCGCGGAGTTTGCCAACGTCCAGCCGCATTCCGGCGCACAGGCCAATCTGGAGGTCTACGCCGCCCTGCTCCAGCCGGGCGATACGCTCATGGGCATGGATCTTGCCAACGGCGGCCACCTGAGCCACGGCGCGCCCGTCAATCTCTCCGGCCAGATCTACCGCAGCGTCAGCTACGGCGTCGATCCCGCCACCGGCCGCATCGACTATGACCATGTGGAAGACCTCGTAAAGCAGCATCACCCCAAACTGCTCATCGCCGGCGCCTCCGCCTATCCCCGCGCCATCGATTTCAAGATCATGGGCGAGATCGCGCATCGGAACGGTGCGCTCTTCATGGTCGATATGGCGCACATCGCAGGTCTCGTTGCCGGCGGACAGCATATGAATCCCGTTCCCTATGCCGATGTCGTCACCACGACCACGCATAAGACGCTTCGCGGCCCGCGCGGCGGCATGATCCTCGCCCGCGGGGAGTTCGGCAAGGCCATCAACAAGGCCGTCTTTCCCGGCACGCAGGGCGGCCCGCTCATGCACGTCATCGCCGCGAAGGCCGTCTGCCTGCGCGAGGCCATGCAGCCGGAATTCCGCACCTACGCGGAGAACATCGTCAAGAACGCCTCCGCGCTGGCGGACGCGCTGCTTCGCTGCGGCTTCCGCCTCGTCTCCGGCGGCACGGACAACCATCTGATGCTGCTCGACCTGCGCGGCGAGGGCCTCACCGGCAAGGAGCTTCAAGACCGCCTCGACAGCGTCCATATCACGCTCAATAAGAACGCCGTCCCGAATGACCCGCAGAAGCCCAGCCTCACCAGCGGCGTCCGCATCGGCACCCCCGCCGTCACCACGCGCGGTCTCCGGCCATCCGATATGGAGCCGCTCGCCCGCTGCATCTGGCTCGCGGTACACGACTTCGAGGCCAGCCGCGAGACCATTCTGGAGACCGTCCGCTCCATCACCGCCCGCTATCCCATCTACCCCAACGCCTGACGCTCTTTGAAGGAGCCTCCGAAAGAAGCCTCCGAATCGCTTTCCTGCGGCCTTCGCCGGAGCCTCCCGCTCTTTTCCTCAGAGCTTTCCAACAAAAGCACCCCTGCGGCACGGTTGTGCCGCAGGGGTGTTTTTCTGTCATCGACCGCTCGTACCGGCCGCATTACAGGCGTCCGGTCAGAACTCCTCACGCGCGCAAAAAGCCCGGCAGGTTTCCCTGCCGGGCTTTGGGGTATGCGCTTACTTTGCGACCTTGGTCAGGTAGGTGT